CTACACCCATCCAGCAAAGACCCTAACAGATGAGGAAATAGAAGAAGTGTATAAGGCTGTGGAGCAAGACTTTTATTTAACAGAATCTAAAAAATCCGATGGTGGTTGGAGAAACTTTCCTGTTGAATTGGCTAGAGCAATACTAAGAAAGGCACAAGGGAAATGAAAAACATATTAAGAGAAGCTAACGACATTATTTATGGCGATAGAGAGAAAACTTACGGACACCCAAGCAAGAATTTAAAAACGATTGCGGTTATGTGGAACGCATATTTAAATGCCAAAAATGAAATAGAAGTAAATGCAAAAGACGTTGCCGCTTTGATGATGCTTGTTAAAGTTGCACGCTTTGCTAACGACCCAAGCCACAGAGATAACTTAGTTGACGTATGCGGTTACGCAGCTTTGATTGAAAGATGCGACGAAGAAGAACCTAAAGAAGAATTAGTAGACATAGAAGAATACGCAAAAGAATGAATATTTTAACTTTAGATTTTGAAACTTATTACGCACAGGACTTTAGTTTGTCGAAGCTGACGACTGAAGAGTATGTGCGTGATGATCGCTTTGAGGTTATTGGTGTATCTATAAAGGAGAATGATGATGAAACAAAATGGTTTAGCGGTTCTCACGAAGAGTTATTGGCTTTCTTGCATAACTACGACTGGGGTAGTTCTTTTGCTCTTGCCCATAATGCTATGTTTGACTCAGCTATTTTGTCTTGGCGGTTTGGTATTCAACCAATGGCTTGGCTGGACACGCTTAGCATGGCTCGTGCGACAGATGGTTTGGAAGCTGGAAACTCCCTTGCTAAACTTGTTGAGCGTTATAACTTGGGACGAAAAGGGACAGAAGTATTACAAGCGATCAACAAGCGGCGTGCGGATTTTAGCGTCGATGATCTTAGCGCATACGGTGGATATTGTAATAACGATGTGGAGCTAACATACAGCTTATTTAACATACTACTGCCTAGGTTTAGCCTATCGGAGTTAAAGCTAATTAGTTTGACTATCAAAATGTTTGCAGAGCCGACGCTATTTTTAGACACGGTCTTGCTTGAACAACATCTGATGCAAGTTAAAGCCCGCAAAGAGAAATTACTTAATGCTTGCGTAGCAGATAAAGATACCCTAATGTCCAATCCTAAACTAGCAGAACTACTAATATCTTTAGGTGTAGAACCACCTATGAAAATATCAATTACCACAGGAAAAGAAACGTATGCGTTTGCAAAAAATGATGAAGGTTTTAAAGCGTTGTCTGAATATCCCGATGAAAGAGTGCAAGCAATCGTTGCTGCGAGATTGGGTACAAAATCTACCCTTGAAGAAACGAGAACTGAACGCTTTATCAATATATCTAAACGAGGACGTATGCCAGTACCGCTTAGATATTATGCCGCCCATACAGGGCGTTGGGGTGGTGACGATAAACTTAACCTTCAGAATCTACCAAGAAAATCTCTTCTCAAAGATGCAATTATCTCCCAAGAAGGTTACGTTTTAATCGATGCCGACTCGTCTCAGATTGAAGCTCGCATAGTTGCGTGGCTATCAGGTCAAAACGATTTAGTTAATGCGTTCGAAAGGAGAGAGGATGTATACAAAAACATGGCATCTGCTATCTATAACAAGGCGGAAGAAAAAATTGATTCGAGCGAGCGGTTCGTGGGTAAAACGACAATCCTCGGTGCGGGGTATGGCATGGGCGCTGGAAAGTTTAGTATACAACTCAAAACTTTTGGGGTGGAAATCACAGATGCGGAGGCGGCTAGGATTATTGACGTATACAGAGTTCGATATCCGTACATTCCCCGATTGTGGCAAGAAGCTAATAGTGCCCTCAGTGCCCTCCAAAGTAAAAAAGTATGCCAAGTTGGGCATCAACCGCAAGCGCTTACCATTACGGAGAATGGTTTCTTATTGCCAAGTGGTCTCTTCCTCAACTACCCCGACCTTCAACAAGATCAAGACGGACAATACTCTTACGCAAGCCGACGGGGTCGAATAAAAATCTATGGTGGTAAAGTGGTGGAGAATGTGTGCCAAGCCCTAGCAAGATGTGTAATAGGTGAGCAAATGCTACGCATATCTAAACGTTACAAAGTAGTTTTAACCGTACACGATGCGGTAATGGCTGTTGTGCCCGAGGATGAAATTAAACCTGCAATGTTGTATATTGATGAGTGTATGAAATGGAGGCCTAAGTGGGCTCAAGAACTCCCATTGACATGCGAACTTGGTGTAGGGAAATCCTATGGTGATTGTAGTAGCAAGAAGGCTATTGAAGAATGGAAAATATAAAGATGGAATACTCCTCATATTATCTAGAAGCAACAAAAGAAATTAAATTAGCACAAGATGCTTTATTAAAAAATAATTATGTAGAAGCAAGCGAACATTGTTTGAACGCACAGGTTGAATTACGTTTAATGAACACAGCAGTTAAAACTTGGATACCCACAAAAGAATGAGCATAACTTGGTCATACTCGTCGCTTGGGTTGTTTCAGCAATGCCCTCGCAAATACTATCATTTGCGTGTAATCAAGGACATTACAGAACCCGAGTCCGAGCAGATGTTATATGGCAAGTTAGTCCATAAAGCTGCGGAAGATCACATTAAAGATGGTGTGCCGGTACCGGAAAAGTTCTCATTCCTTACTCCAGTATTGGATGTTCTTAGAGAAATACCGGGAACAAAGCATTGTGAGTATAAGATGGGGTTGACCCAAGACTTAGAGGCTTGTGGGTTCTTTGATAAAGACGTTTGGTTTAGAGGCGTAGCTGACCTTGTTATCATTAACGATAACGTGGCACACATTATTGATTATAAGACTGGTAAGTCTGCCCAGTATGCCGACACTAAACAGTTAGAGCTTATGGCTCTGTGCGTGTTTAAGCATTTCCCTCACGTAGAAAGAGTTAAAGCTGGCTTGGCTTTTGTAGTAAGCGAGGAGTTTGTTAAAGCTAATTACATTAAATATGAAGCGTCGGATAAGTGGGTTATATGGATACAAGAAACTGATAAATTAGAGGCCGCCCACGAGAATAACGTGTGGAATGCAAAGCCGAATTTTACCTGTAAAAAGTTCTGCCCAGTAAAAGATTGTGAACATAATGGAAAAGGGCATTGGAAATGAATGAGAATGATTTAAGGGATTGCTTTGCGATGTTTGCTTTGAATGGGCTAATGGCATCGGGAAGTAATGATGAAGTGCCATATAAAGTTTTAGCGTCCAATGCGTATGAGTTAGCAGACATTATGATTGAAGCACGCAAGGCAGAACCCGAAGCAGAAGTTGGTATTGTTGCGGTTAAAACAAGACGGAGAAATAAAAGTGCCTAAGATGCGCATAGCAGATTACATAAATGAAGTTATACCCGAAGCACAAGATCAGTCTAATTTTGATATGACACAGGCAGAAATAGCCCAAAGATTAGGCATGCAAAGGGAAAGCATAAATGGATTAGAAAAACGGGCTATGAAAAAGTTTAAAGCAGTACTTAAACAAAAAGGATTTAAAAAAGAGGAACTGCTTTGAAACGTTCCAAAAAGAAACAAAAATGGCAAGCCAAGACATTACAGGAAATGTTTGATAATATTCGGAAGGGGCAGGAATATGTGGCAGTTATCCTGCAAAGGGCTACTTGGGAAGAAGTGCAGTGGGCTATTAACGTAGCCTTGAGAGAAGAGGATAAGTACATGGCAACAAAAGAAAAAATTGTAGCGCCCGCAGTCAAAGATAAAAAGACTGGGGTAATTATTGAGGCGCCTTCAAAAAAGTGGGCACATGACCAAATAGAAGTTAAAGAACATATCAAAGACAAGAATGCTAAGCGTGGCTTTGTTACTAGTGAAGATAAGTTTGTTAAGAGAAAAAAGGCTGCAGTCATAGCCAAAAAAGCTGGTCAGATTAAAGATAAAGATATTAAAAAACTACATTCCAGCGACCTACGCAGGGCGGGTGGTTTAGCAAAGAAGAAAATTAAATGAACAATTTTGAACCCGTACCTTTTGCTGGTTGGATAGCATCCGACCCTCCTAATAAAGAACAGGTAGAACAAATAATTAAAGATATGCTTGGTGATGACCCACAAACCGGCATAAAATGTATGGTTCTAGCAGATGGTTCTGTATATTATTTCCGCAAAGAAGGAGACCGCTATGCCCTATGTGAACAAGCCAAGACCGTACAAACATGAATATGAAATGTACGATGGTACGCCAGCCGTTAAGAAAAAACGTGCCCAAAGAAATAAGGCTAGAAAAATTATGGAGAAAGCTGGGCTAGCCCACAAAGGGGATGGGAAAGACGTTGACCACAAAACGCCACTATCCAAAGGTGGCAAAACGGTTAAGTCTAATCTTAGAGTAGAAGCAGCTAGCGCAAACCGGTCGTATTCTCGTAACTCAGACCATACAATGAAACGGAATAAACCTAAAAATGGAAATAGTAAATAACAAAGCTATTGTAATTACTACCCGCCGACCTAATTTAATAACTGAATGTATACCTAAAAGTGAAGTTATAGAAACGGAAGGCGAGCTCCATAAAGTTGCAGTTCATTGGGGTTTAGAAGAAGCACAAGTATTAAATAAATTAAGGATAAAAAACATTCCTTCGCCTATCCAAAAAGATTACAAGTGGCCGGGGTTATTTAAACCTATGGCACACCAAAAAGAAACTGCCAACTTCCTTACGCTTAATCAAAGATCGTTTTGTTTTAATGAGCAAGGTACAGGTAAAACGGCATCAGCAATTTGGGCTGCTGATTATTTGATGGAAACAAAGCGTGTACTACGTGCGCTTATTATCTGCCCCTTATCTATTACGCAGTCTGCTTGGCAGGCTGATTTATTTAAATTTGCTATGCACCGCAAGGTTGGCGTAGCTTATGGAGATAGGTTAAAGCGTAAAGCTATTATTGACAGCGACGCACAATTTGTAATTATCAATTATGACGGCGTTGAAATTGTAGCCGAGGATATTATGAGAAACAATTTTGATCTCATTATTGTTGATGAGGCAAATGCCTATAAGACTATTACTACTCAGCGCTGGAAAACCCTTAACCATATAGTAACCCCAAGAACTTGGTTATGGATGATGACTGGTACTCCAGCAGCACAAAGTCCTACTGATGCTTTTGGTTTAGCAAAGCTGTGTGTACCGGATAACGTGCCTAGATTCTTTGGTGCTTTCAGAGATCAGACTATGATTAACGTAAGCAAATACCGATGGATGCCCAAACCCGATGCACAACAAGTAGTATTTAATGCGCTCCAACCAGCAATAAGATTTGAAAAGAAAGATTGCCTAGACTTACCAGAGGTCACACATGTTTACAGAGACGCCCCCCTTACTGCGCAACAGGAAAAATATTATAAACTTCTCAAAAAAGAAATGCTCATGGTGGCAGATGGAGAAGAAATCAGTACCGTCAATGCTGCTATTAACCTTAATAAACTTCTGCAAATTTCTGGTGGGGCTGTCTATTCTGACACTGGTGCTGTTGTTGAATTTGACGTGTCTAATCGCTTACGAGTTATCGAGGAAGTTATCCAAGAAGCTAGTCACAAAGTGCTTGTATTTGTGCCGTTCACGCATACAATAGAGCTACTCACGGAGCATTTGAGAGGGGCAGGTATTACCTGTGACGTTATAAATGGGGCCGTAACGGTTAATAAACGAACCGAAATATTTAAAAAATTTCAAGAGACAGAACACCCAAGAGTTCTTATTATTCAACCTCAAGCTGCGTCACATGGGGTCACGCTAACTGCTGCTGATACAATCATTTGGTACGCACCGGTAACATCCATAGAAACATACCTACAAGCCAATGCACGTATTGATAGGCAAGGACAAAAGAATGCTATGACTATTGTGCATATTAAGGGTAGTCCCGTAGAGACAAGGCTGTACCACATGTTGCAAAATAAATTAGATGTGCATGAAAAAATTATTGACTTATATAAAAAAGAAGTTGATGAAAAAGAATTGACAGAGTAAAGTAATTGTAGTAGTATTAATTATCGGGCGAAGACCCGCAACAATTAAAGGAAAACGAAATGGAAAATACCGAAGTGGTAGAGCAACCCGTCGTCAGCGTAGACAAACTAGTCGAAGTCTATATCAAGATTCGTGACGCTCGAGATGAAATCCGTCGTGAACTTGAAGCTAAAGAAGCTGATTTAAATGAGCAGCTTGAACTAATTTCCCAGCAGATACTTGATGTATGCAAACAAACCGGGGCCGACAGCATTAAGACTGCGCACGGTACGGCTATGCGTGGTGTCAAGTCACGCTACTGGACTAATGATTGGGAGAAATTCTATGAGTTCTTGTTTGAACAGAATGCTCCTGAGTTATTAGAAAGAAGAATTCATCAATCCAATATGAAACAATTTTTGGAGGAGAATCCGGATTTGCATCCCGCCGGACTTAATGTGGATCGCACATACGCTATTACCGTAAGGAGAAGCAAATGAGTAACGTCGCCCTTTTTAATCAACAACTACCTGACTACCTTAAAGAGGTTCAGCTTGATGATGTAACCAAAGCCCTATCGGGTGGTGGTGCGCAAGTTAAGCGGATTGCTCTTGGGAATAATAGATTTGTATTAAAAGTAAATGGATCTGATATTTCTAAAACAAACAGCGATAAGTTGGAAGTTGTAATTGTTAATGCATCTAAGCATATTTCAAGAACGTTCTATGCTAAAGCATGGGATCCTAAAGCTGATGCTGCACCACCTGACTGCTGGTCTAACGACGGTGAGAAACCTGATCCATCTGTTAAAGAACCACAAGCTTCTGCTTGCGTAGGATGTCCACAAGACATTAACGGTTCCGGTCAAGGTAATACTAAAGCTTGTCGTAAGAACCGCCGAATTGCAGTAGCGTTGGCATCTGATTTGGAAGGCGATGTTTATCAAATGACATTGCAATCTAAGTCAATCTTCTATGATATGAAAGACCCAGGCGATTTAGATCACATGCCATTTAACCAATACGCTAAGTATGTTGGCTCACAAGGCTACAACTTAATTAACTTGGTTACTGAAATGCGGTTTGATGAAGACTCTACAGTAGGTAAGTTGTTCTTCCGCCCAGTACGTTTCTTAGAGAAGCACGAGTGGGAACAGGCTAAGAAGTTAAGTGAAACTCCAGCATCTATAAACGCTATTACTATGACGGTTGCGCAGGCCGACGGCGTTAAGAAGCTAGCTGCTCCAGCACCAAAAATGGCAGATCCAGTTTTAAATGCAGTTGAAACTGAAATTGAAGAGCCAAAAAAACGTGTTGAAAAGAAAGCCGAGCCTACACCTAAACGTGATCTCAAAGCCGTGATGAGTGGTTGGTCTACCGACGATTCAGAATGAGTTTAAGAGGTTATAGTTATCGTTTAGTACAAGCCATCCAAGCTGCTAACCCTGACCTAGTTGGGGTACAGCTTGGCAAGTGGTGTATTAAAAACGACGTTCCGGTTGATAGGATTGCGAGGTACTTCAAGGTATCTCGCATGACTATTTATTCATGGTTTACTGGTGTGTCTAAACCT